AGACGATACTGTTCCTGCATCAACAATAAGATTCCAAGGTCGCAAATCATTATTTGAACCATATATACCAAATCTAAGTGTACCAGAGGTAGAGGTTGTTGATATTTCAGTACCAATTTGGTCAACGGTACATATTTTATCTACCCAGAAAGGTATTAGACGCATAGCACCAGTGCCCGTATTCCAAGTTGTACCATTACCTTCTTGAGGTGGATACCAAGCCAATTCTCCAGTTGTAATACTTCTATCATTAATTGCTTTAAATACGGTTTCACCCTCCCACCTTCCAGTAGTAGAGTTATAACCCAAAACAGTACCACTTCCAGAAAGTGGAGAAAGCACTATAGAAGCAGCAAACCAATCATCCGTTCCTGAACCACCAAATGCTGCAGGTGTTTCTATTGCTGAAGTAGATATGGTTTTTGTTGCAAGCATTGTAGTCATACCCGTTGCAGGAACTCCACCATCTAATGCTTTTATTGCAGTTAAATTACCATATCCGCTAGGAACAGTAACATCAACACTATCATCATCAATAGTACCTACAATGAGAACAATAGAGTTATCTGCAAGTGTTCCTATTGCTGGTGCTGTAGGCATACCAGTAGTTCCAGTTGTTACAGTAATTGCTCGTATTTCTGCATTTCTAAAAGCAATAGCACAGACGGCTGTTCCAGAAGCAGAAATGCTAGTTAAACTAACTGTTGTGTCTGGAGTGCTTCCCATAATTTTATATATAGTTCTTTGAAATCCAGAACCATAAGTAGCAGAACTTAAATCTGTCCAACCAGAAGGTAGTGCAGGTTGACTTGTATCAGAACCAATAACTACAATACATATATCATTCTGTTGCATACTAGAAGGCAAAGTAAATGTCATTGTTGTTGTAGCGGTAGATTCTTGAGATGATGTTCCAACAACAGTTATAGAACTAGCAACTACAACATCCGTTAAATCGTCAAGTGCAGACGCTCCACCTGCTGCTGCAGCCCACTTTAATCCTGTAGCCTCAGCAGAATCAACAGTCAACACATGACCATTTGTTGCACCAACTGCTAAACGAGAAACAGTATCTGCTGCTGTAGCAACAATTAAATCACCCTTGGCATCAACAATGCTTTTATCAATTTTAGCTGCAAGGTCAGTTGTAAGATTAGTTACATCAGATTGGGTATGAGTATGTCCAACTAAAGCAACAGTTCCTGTTGCGTCAGGAAAAGTAATAGTTCTATCTGCAGTTGGATTAGCAACAGTAAGGAATGTTTCGTTAGCGTCATCTGTTGAACCTTCAAAAACAATTTGACTAGATGTACCCATATTAACATTATTAGTAACATTTACTCCACCACTAAATGTTGAAGATGTAGCATTAAAGGTTAAGTTACCACCACCAGCAGTACCAGTACCACCTGTAGCAATAATTCTTGCATCATAGTCAGTTGCTGTAGCGCCTGAATGAAAATCAATATATGGGCTAGATGAAGTTCCATCAGTTCTACCAAGTTCAACTGCATTGTTAGTTGCGCTAGATACTGTTACAACACCAGTAAATGTTGGACTTGCAGATGGAGCAAGTCCTGCTTCAGATGGAGTTTGATTTTTCCAAAGGCTAGTTCCACTATCCCAAGCAAGTACTTCATTGTCTGCAATGTTTACATCTGCTTCTAAAAGTACATCGTGAAGTTCCCCTAGTTCATATCCGTTTTGTACGTGAACAAATATTTCACCAACAGTAGCACTCACTCGTGTTACTGTTCCAAGATATACTAAATGCTTTGGAGCTACTGGCTTGTTGGCAGTACCAAACAAAAGAGCACCAGCATCACCTAGCCATACGGGATCACCTGCAGTTGCAGTAGAAGTATCTAGTCCAGAAAGCAAACCTTCAGTAATTACATAAACCTGATCATTAGTAACACCACCAGTTTCAAGCAAGCCCATCGTTGTGGCAGATGTAGCATCAGCATCATAGTCTGCTTTAGATACGATCATATTTGTGCCATCGGCAGATGACACATAGACAGCCTGACCTTTGGAAATTGATGTGCCAAGCTTAACTAAATGTTTTACTTCGGAAGTAAAGTTATCCATCCAGGATACGTCATAATCTGTTGCAGTATCTTTGACAATAATTTGTCCAGCAGTACCACCTGTAGGTAGACCATTGGTAGCAGCAGGAGCATTAACCCATTTAGTGTCATAGTCTGTATTGCTATTCTTGGCAAGCAGTTGATCTGTAGTACCACCAGTAATTACACCAGCACCTGTAGGTCCGGTTGGGCCTGTAGGCCCAGCGGGACCAGTTGGACCGGCAGGTCCAGTAGGACCAGTAGGTCCAGTTAAACCTGTAGCACCAGTAGGCCCAGTAGGGCCAGCAGGGCCTGTAGGACCGGCTGGACCAGTGTCTCCGGTGTCACCCTTAGGTCCTTGCGGACCAGTGGCTCCAGTAGGCCCTGTAGGACCTTGTAGACCTGTATCTCCCTGGTCTCCCTTTAATCCTTGTGGACCTGTTGGTCCAGTAGGTCCTTGTGCTCCAGCAGGACCTTGCAATCCTGTATCCCCTGTAGGTCCCGCAGGACCAGTAGGTCCAGCTGGACCAGTAGGTCCTGCTACACCTTGAGCACCTTGTGCTCCTTGTTGATTGGATATTTCTATAAGGGTAAGTTTATTTTCAATCTCAACTTCATTATTGGTTGTGTATACAATGATCTCAGTTGCCATTATCGAGTCACCTCTAACCCAACGATAAATGTTCCTTGAAGTTCTGTAGAAATTTCTGCACCAGAATCAAACTCAATATCATAAACAAGTCTACCCAATGGCAACTCTGACATAAGGCTAGCTGAAATAACAATATCAACCAATCCATTAGTTGAACTATGGTTAAGGCTAATGGTATGGTTAGCATCATTGTTTGCACTACTAACATCTAGCAGTACTGTTTCCGATGTAGCAAATGGACGAATCTGCATACGCACAGTATAGCCAGATAAATTCCAACCTGCACCATTTGTTGATATTTTAAATCGGAATTTAAAAGTATCTCCCTTGATATGGGATATTGTCCACTTACCTGCCATTAGTTAATCTCCGTTAGATAATCGCCATAGCCAGCAGCAGTTAGGTCTGCTGCTTCTGAATTTGTAACTGTATATACATGACCACCGACATAGGCAATCTCTGCATTTTTAACATCACTACTTAATGGGTATCGTTCTTCACGATACTTACCATTTACTTTTAGAATGGTAATACCACGAGGTAATGTGTAGAATTGATCTAGCCTAGTATTGCCTGTAGGGCCTTCATCAATTGTAGGGGTTCTGAATGTATACATTTATCTCCTAGTCCCAAGAATGCCCACCACCGAAGTGGTGGACAAACCAAGGATTAAGCGATTGAAGATGAACTTTCAATACGCCACAATGCTTCTGAACGATACAATGACCATCCACCAGCAAAGTACCATCCAACCTTGTGGAATCGACCAAAGTTGTCGGTAACAGGAGCAACAACTGAGTGTGCTTCTTCAGCAACAGCTTCAGCCAATGCTTGCTGTCCGGCAGCAAGGGTACGATACACCTTAACGGTTGGTTGGAACGTAATTGTTCCTGATACTGTACCTGCGTTAGCAACGTCAACAGTAACGGTAAGACCGTTAGCTGAAACGGAAACTACACGAGCACCAGTACCAACGTTGGTACCTGTTACCAAGTATCCTGGTTGAATTACACCAGAAGTGGTAGCAGCAGTAAGGGTAATTACAAATGCACCTGAGGTACCAGCTGATCCACCAGTATTGGTGAATGAACCTGAACCTGTTGAAGCACCGTCAAAACCTGATGGCATACGAGGTGATTCAATGTAGTAAGCACCTTCGTATTGACCGATTTCGCCAGCCCAGAGCTTATCAGTTGCCTGATAGTTCTGAGGTGTACGCCATCCTGCAACATCGGTTTCTACACGAAGATCGTGTGAAACTTCTGGATGGATACCAACCCAGTAGAGTGAACCCTTGCGAGGTGCAACAGAATCTTTACGCATCTTTGCAACTGCCTTACGGATTTCTGCAGAAGTAATAGTGTCAGCAGCAACAATAGCACCGCGGCTAGTTGGTACTGAACCTGCATCAGCAGAACCGTAAAGAACCTGTGAACCACCAACAAGTACGTTAGCAACAAGCTTGTCAATGCTATCGATCATGTTGTATGCAACAATGTTAGCAACAGCAGGATCAACATCAGTGAATGAAAATAGCTTCATTGCCTTCGTACGAGCAACCATGTTACCGTATTCTTTCATGATTACAGCAATATGGTCTGGGGTTTCCATACCAAGGGTATCAGGATCACTAGCTTCATCTAGTGGATCGATTTCAACAGCAAGATCCTTGTAGATCTGGAAGATTACTTGGTTGCTGTTATTTGTTAGGCTACCTGGCTTCTTGTCTGCAACAGAACGCAATAGTGGTTCTGAGCGGAGCTTGAAGTCAAGTACCTTGTCGTAAGCTTTCTGTAGTAAACCTGCAGTACCATAAGTATTGGTGCTTGCGTTATAGTTACCAAGAGAGCCTACGCCGGTATTAATATTTGCCATTTAGGACTCCATAGTTTAATTGAATTACGATTAACCGAGGTTCCGTAAAATGTTATACAGTTCCTCTTCCGAGGCCGCATTACCAATCATTGCTTCAATATCGTCAACATTGTCTGGCATTGCTGCACCTGCGGTTGCAGAATTAATTCTTTTCAGATTATCTACGTCTGGGGTAGAATTGTCACTCTGCGGGATACCAAATGCATCTCCGTATTCTTCGATCCACTCATTGAGTGCGTCCACATTAGTGGCATCGACATCTGCGGGGATTAACTTGGCGACCTTTGGATTAACTCCACGTTCTTCCAAGACCTTTTGGATGATCTCTTGTCGTTGTTTAGAAGTATATTCAGAGACTCGTGAATCGAGTTCCTTATTCTTCTTCTCCAACTCCTTGATTGTTTTTCTTAATTGCTTGACGAGGTCTGTTCCATCGTTCACTCGCTGTGAGGGCTGATCGTCTTCGTATTCGAATTCATCATCCCAGTCTTGATAATTGTTGCTCATCGCAACTCTCCCTATCTCTCTAAGTTAAACGCAAGCCACATAACAAATCGGGGAAAATGTTATGGCTCCTGCTACCAGACTTATACGCTCGTGAGGGCTGGTCGATCTCACTGAGGGTTCTATATACTGCCAGCTGAACGCTTGGCTAGTGACTCACTGACTGCTCCTGATTTACCAGAGAATCTAGCTATGCCACCTTTTTGAATTCGTCTGCGTCTTTGTGACGCAAGACCAAGAATGTTTTCTGATTCAAGTTCTTTCTGCAAGCCTTCGGTAGTAATACCTTGTCGTTGTGCTTCTCCCTGGTATCCAGGTGTTTGCATCTTAGTAACTGACAATCCTTCACGAGCTCTTTCTCGTGTAATTCCTTGACGAGCAAGTTCCTGTGCTCCGATAAGGCTGTTAAATCCAGCCTCAACTTGTGCAGCAAGAATGTTTGCTGTTCTAATCTTGTCTTGTAATTCTCCTGCTGCATCTTTACCAAGCAACAATGCTTTGGCAAGGTCTTGTCCAGAAAGATTAAGACTACCAAGTTGCGAACGTAATATACTATCTGCATTATTGATTGCATCATACGCTGCATCCATTCGGCTTTTAGCCTCAATCAAAGATATATTGCCAGAAATAAATCGGTCTGCATTTGCATTTGTTGCAAGTTCTTCTAAGCCATAGTATGCAAAGAGGCTCTTATATTCTGCTCTAGCTTTCATAAAGTCACCAAGAGTGGTAATACCAGTCTTGTTATTAGGATCAGACTTAAGGCTTAAGAATGCACCAAACTCCTGGTTGAACAATGGTGTTGCAGATGTTCCAATAAGAAGGTCTGGGATTAACGAGTAATCCATTTGAATGCCATAGTACTCAGAATTAAAGTAAGCATTCCATAGTTCTTCTGCAACTGCAGTATTTGTAATGCCTACAAGCTGAGTAAGAATGCCAATGAATACACCTTTAGCAATACCGTCAGGTGGAGGAGGAGGTTCGTTTCCAGGATCTGGATTTGTACCACTAGAATCTGCTGGTTTTTCGTAATCTGCTAGATTTACTTTTGTACCGTCAGATGTACTCCATTGACCTGTTGAAAGATTTAATGACCAAATGTCAGTTGTCTTGTCATCAAAGACTACTGTCCAGCGTTGAAAACCACCGGATATATCCATAGGACTTTTGCTAACAATCTTTTTCATACATTAACTCCAAATGCTCTAGCAAAGGATGCTGCCAAATTAGATGCATCTGACTTAGCTCGTGATGTTGTTTGATATTCATCACTCTTCATAAGTGCCTTTTGGAATTCAGCAATTGTCATTTTCTTTCCATCTTTAGTAGCCATGCCAATAACACTTGCAACATCTGTATCTACTCCAGTTTTTTCTAACAAGTTATTGTATGTCTGAATGTATGGAGAGATAATATCCTGAAAGGATATATTAGGATTCTTGTCAATGTCTTCGGCAAATGCTGAGTAGGTTGCTCTAGCCAAATCTCTGAATGTATCGTCAATATCCTTTTCGCTAAACTTACCTGTAAGAAGTTTCTTAATAAGTTTAATCTTAGTGTTTGTACCCACAACAGAAGATAGTCCATAGTCTTTAGCTGCCTGATCTACAAGGTCTTGAATTGAACCAACCTGACCAGACATATCTCCACTAATGTCAAGCTTCTTAACTATATAGCGAAGGGTAAAGTTTTCTAGTTGGAATGGACTCTGAGTAATCCTTTGGTTTCTTCGACCTTCTTGTCTATTGATATATCTTTCTTGTGCTTTAACAAGATCGTCATAAAACTCTTCAAAGTCTGCTTTACTTGGATTCTTACCGGTAAGCTGGTTAACCACATTTCTAAATGTATCTCTAGCAGAATTCTTTCCAGTGATATAAATCTGACTTGTAGGCCCCTGGTATCCACCACTACCTCCACTGCCACCTTCTGGCTTCTTCTTAAGATAATCCATTAGACTAAGGATATTATTTGTTTTACCCTGCCTAAATAAACCTAAGTTATATGAACTAACTTCACGAAGGGCATTTGCATAAGCATTTCTAAACTGAACATCTTGACCAACAGAAGATTCATCAAGTCCATAATGTTTAATAAGAAGACTTCTTAAACTTTTAAACTGTCCAGTTTTCATAATATTGCTTAGAATATTTTGATAACCATTATTCCATTGCCACATAGAATCATTAAGGGTTGATCTTCCAGAGGTGTAATTACTTGGAACCAAAACGAATTGTGCAAGACCCTTTAATTTATCTGGATTTTTTTTACTTCCCTTACCAAGCCAAGCATAAGCAGGATTACCGTATTCATCTTCAGTAAAATAATCTAATAAAATATCTGACACTTAATTACCTTCCGTATGGGGTTGTTCTAAAGGTATCTCTTGCTTTAAAGTCAATCAATGAGAAGAATACCAAATCGTTTATTTGCTTAAGGAAAGGACTATTACCAGCAATTGCTGTAAGTTCTTTTACCATTCTTTCTTTTGCTGAATACTTAATTGCATAATAAGCATCATCATTACTGTAAGATATATTTAATGTTGAATATCCACTATTAAATATATTAATCATTTGCTTTAAGAATTTTCTTTGAGTTGCAGGAACTGGTGTTGTATTGTCGTTGACCAATTCCTCAAGATCTCTTAACACTCCCTTTTCCCACTCAACAGTAAATTCACCGTTCTCACCAAGTTGTTCGGCAAGTAGTGGATATGCAGCCTTCATCATTGCTCTTTTGTTTTCTGCATTTTCTATAAGAAGTTTTCTTTCTGAGTAATCTGCAACCTTATCAAGTTTATCTTCAAGGTTTTTAGATATTTGAAAGAATCTAGACTTAACCTGTAGGATGTTAATTGTATCTAAATAGTCTTTAACTTCAACACTATCTGCTAGACCAGCAGCACTCATCCAGTTATAGACAGAAGGATTAATCTTTCCTTCAGTTTGGGGAGCAAATAGATATGATGCTTCTCCGTACTTTTTGACAAATGCTTTGTTAGCAATCAACCAATCTCTAACTTCTTCAGTCTTACGAAGTAATGGCTTAACTGCTTTATCTTCACGAGATGCTGTGTAAATAAGCTTGTTTGGATTTTGTCCAACAAACATAGCGATAGCTAGCTGGTATGGATCAGAAACATCATCTCCATACTTCTTAACTATTGCATCATATAGTTCAAAGAACTCACTACGGATGTTCGTACTTCCAGTATCTCGTAAGTAATCTTGCATATTGGTGCTTTCTTGCAAGCTTACGCTTGAAGGCCATACCAATCCAAGCAGAGCATTTGCTGTTTGAATGTTGTGAGCACCAATGCGAACAATATCAAGATACTCTTGCTTTTGTCTATTGGTTGCATTTGGACTCATACCTGGATGATTCATTCCGTCAAAGGCAGCGTTAAAGGCAATTGCCTGTAGAACTGCACTATGGTTATGACGAGCATTTTCATCTCTGTCTAAAGCTTTGAATACTCGTTGAAGAAAAGCAGGAGTAACAGCTTTGTAAACATCAATATCATCACCAATATCTCCAAGAAGAACGTTATCAATATCCTCTACCCAAGGAGATGTTTCAAATACTCTACCGGCAATAGCCTTAAGTCCTAGTGTTCCAATGCTTGCCATAGGTCCACTGAGGTATGGAATACCACCAGAATCTTGGAAGGAAGGATTTAATCCAATAATCTTACCTGTAGTTTCAAGAAACTTAGGCTGTAACATCTCTGTATTTCCGCCAGAAAGTTTAGTTAATACTGGATTGATTGCTGCGTAAATAATATTATCAATTGGAATTGTGTAGTACTGTACGCCTTCATCATCGGTATGGACAATACCAGCATTGTTTAGTCCAAGATTCATTAATCGCATACGATAAAGAACACGAGTACTTACATTCTTTAGTCGGTATACCCTACGATAAAAGTCTTCAATTGCTCGATAGAATCGGTTTACATTCTTTACGCTAGATGCCAAGTATGTGCGAACGTTTGGATTATCAACATACTTTAAGGTATTGTTAATTGCATCGTTTAATGCAGCTTCAGTATAAAACTTTTCAGTCATAGTCTGCGCTCTAAGCAATGCTGTTTTAACCTTATTATCATACTTGTTTGGATTAGCAACAACATCGCTATATCTAAAAGCATTGCCTGTTAAACCATCAAATACCTTTTGGGTATATTCAGATTCAAATGCACGATACTTTTCTCGTCGTGCAAAGTACCACATAAGAACACCCTTTTGACGAACAAAACCGTTTACGGTTCTATCCATCATTTCCCAAATAGAATTCTCAAAAGTAATTAGCTTTTGCCACTTATCTGGAGTATTTTGAAAGTCTTGCATCTGACTAATATTGGTACGGAACTTACGATCATACGTATGCCCTTGAACCAAGTCAAAGTATTCTTCAAAATCTAATCTTGCAATATCATCGTGGGAATAACCTAGTTGTCTTCCATTCTGGAAGTGTTGCAATAACTGATTGTTGAATGAACCACCTCTAGCTACAGACTTATCGGTTCCATGAAACACAAAGTACATATCAGAAAAGATTCTCTTAAGCAAGGTATCTCTTATGATTGCATCGTTAGACATTCCAGCTTTTACTTGTGGCTGAAGCTGAGAACGTTCACTAATGATATAAGCTTTTTGTTTATCATCTAATGCGTTAATGACTTCGTCAGTTGCATTTTTCCAATCATCTTCAGTTCTTAAACCATTGTGCTTTACAAATACTTCGCCAAGATCAATATCTCCAAGCTTGTTATTCTTAAAGAATCTATTAAAGCTATAAAACATTGGAACAACAATTGAATTCTTTTTGAACCTAGATGGGTCTACTTCTTTAAATACTTCACCGAACTCAACATTAAAGTCATCAATCATTTTAGCCATTGCAATATCGTCTAGAATTGCAATCTTGCTTATATCATCAACTACTCCACCAGTAGCTGTTGCTCTAGCTGCTGTAGAACTAGCAGCATTAAGGAATGAAACGTTATGCACTAGAAGTTGACGAAGATCGTCAATCTTCTGTGCAGATAATCCTAGTGTGCCAATCTCATTGATTGCTTCATCAACAAATGCAATCTTAAGAACTTCATATGTTTGATTTTCTGTCCAGCCAAACTTCTCGGCATCGAGCATTACTCGTTCTCTGATTCGTGCTCGTACTTCTTTGCTCAGAAGATTTACTGGATCAAATCTTTTAATACCTGTTGTTTTAGATGCAACTTTTCTAAATAGTCCCGCAACCACACCTTGTGATACTTTATCGCTAGAAGCTGCTGTAGCAATCTTACTTGCTTTAAGTGCAGAAAAGTACTGCTTAAGTACATATCCTGGAGCAGTAATAGAAAAGAAAAATGCTTCATCAATAGATGCTCTAATACCCAGCTTTGGAAACAGTGTACCTAATGACCATCCACGAGTTATGGCAGATACTGCACTATTGTTTGATGCACCACCAAGTAGATTAAAAACTCGTAACTTATATCTACCTGTTTCACCACCGCTGCCAAGAGCAGCGTTAGCTGAAGCCTTTTGAATATGTTCCCAAGGAAGGTTTGCAATAACACTTCTTAAGTCTCTATCAATACCGGCACCACCATATTCAATTGGCAATCCAGTATGTGGATCTTTTAGGTTGCCTGCAATAGAAAGAGTTTCATCTTCAGAACCAAATCGCTTACCAAGAATCTCACCAATTTCAGCTTCTGGAACACCATAGGATTCCATAACACTGCGATACAGTCCACGAAGTACACTAATCTGTTCTGCTTTGTTTAACTGCAAAAATAACTGTGCAGATATGTCAGCAACATTTCGAGTTACAACAGATCTAAACAGGAATCGTACGGTATCAATCGTATCGATTGCATCTTCTCCAACTTTAATTGGCTGGTTTCCAGGGGAACGAGAAAGGACTGCTGTTAATCTTTTTATGAATCGTTTACGTTCTTTAGTGTATTCTGCAAATTGAGTATCATCTAATGTTTTGGCAAATCCAATATCTTCGCCATAAGCAGCCAATTCATCAAGACTCATCTTTGCTTCTTTAGCAGTAACACCTTCTTGGGAGCCAAGATTATACCAAACTCTTCTAGCAGCATCTACAGCACCACGATTAGCACGATGCACAACAATTGCATCTCTAAAGAAATCCGTACCACTAAGATTGCCAGTAAGCAATCTGCCTGCCCTGTCTACATCTGAATAAAAATCAGATGCTCTTTGTGCATTAAATACTTTTCCGTCAGCATTAAACTTAATAACTTCATCAGCAGAAAACTCTGGGAACTTAATTCTAATTTCTTGAACAATTCTATTTACTTCATCTATGTTTCCAGCTTTACTTGCATTACTGTATTGCTCTACTAAAGCACCATAGTCATCCCAAGTCTTACGAAGTTTAGGGCTAATTTTAAAAGCTTTTCTAATTCCTGCTGTACCTTTTGATGCAAGATCAATTACTCGTGAGGTTTCAGATACACCTTTACCAAAAAAGCGAACACCTGCTCCAACTCCAAAAGTTACATAAGTTAAAGGATCTGCAAATATCTGAGCAGTAGCATCTGTAAATCCAGATACCCGGGTAAACATTAAATCTTTTTCTTTTTTGGTTAACTTCTTTTTACCAGTTCGTATGTCTTCTGCTTCTTGAGATGCAGCCATAGGTGAACCGAATCGAAAACCACCTAAACCAAAACCAGTTTCATCTTCGCCACGAATTCCTACAAGCCTTCTTGCAATATACCGTCCAGGAGATAACTTTGCTTGTCGGTAATCCTCAAGGATTCCGTTTTCCCATTGTTTTTCATTATTGCTAAAATCAATTAGTTCGTTAATAAATTCTTGAGAAAACGAATTAGAATAATTTGCAATCATCTCAGCTCTTGTTTTACCAGCAAGATGTTGCTTAGCAATAAAGGATCTTATCTTTCCATGTTTTTCTTGTAGTTTTTTATCTAGTTCTTGATTGTATAAACTTTCACCATTAGACCACGAATTAGCCCATACGTCCATATCTAAAAATGATTTATCATTTTCGGCAACTTGCATCATGGTGTTTAAACCAGTATTAAGAAGATTTCCATACTGAACAGCTAAGTTGTAAGCAGTACCTAAAGGGTTAAAATTTAAAACACCAGAAAGTGCAGCTCTACCAGCTGTTTGCCACCAAGCAGAAGGTGCCTTCATATACACTGCTTCTTGTCCAGAATTAAACCAACGTAACCCATCTTGAATATTAACATCAAGTTTAGAAAAACGATCATAACCATTTTCACCCATTTCAGATAATTTCTTATCTAAACGAGCAAATTTCTTTAGGCTTTTAAGCTTTTGCTTTTCTTGAGTAGTGTAGAGATTTTCCGAAACTGCATCCCACAAAGGATCAGTAAGGCGTTCCTCTAAAGATAGAATATCATCTGACATTAAATCAGACCTCTTTCAGAAAGCCTAGCATAAACGTATTCAAGTTCTGGATCATTCGAAGATTGAATTCCACGAAGTAATAATTCTCTAATTGGTTGGTCACCTTTAACTGGCATATTTGGCATTGACATTTCACCAGGACCAAATGGCATACCAGCAGTTGCTGGTTCTTCTGGTCTTGCACTCGGTGCAAACAACGGGGTAACAGGTGGCATACCCATTGGTGCTTCTTCTACTGCTGTAGCAGGATTTGTTTCAACCTGTGCCATAGGTGCAGAAGTTTGTAAGTCCATTAACTCTTGATTCTCACCATAAGTTCCACCAGTCATTTCCATTGCTGGTTGTGCACCATCGGTTCTACGAGATAATTCTCCAGGACCAGATACAGGAGCAGGATTAGCTGGTTTACGGTATCCGCCTCTACTCGCCATCTTCTACTTCCTCTTCTACGAATTCTGTTTCTAATACGTGATATAGGAGACCAGTGTGTCTCCATGGTGGTAATGTTTCATCTTTTAAGACAAGCTTGTAGTACTCATTGTTTGTATCTACAAATTCTGCAACAAGAATAAAGTTAGTGCATAGTGCACCCTCTTTGTCTACTACTTCTTTTCCAGATTTGTTTAAAAGATCAAGAAGATCTAATCTTAGCTTGTCTTCCATCATTGCATCTGTCCACCGAGTTGTTGCAACAACGCCATTACATCAGGAGTTGGTTGCCCACCACCAGGAGCCATTGGCATTCCTTCTGGTGACATTGGGGCTCCTGCAGCCATCATTTGTCCAGGAGCAGTGGGGACGGTAGATGCTTCAACCGGAGATGGTAGACCTGCAGGAGCAGCTTCAGGAGCAGGAACTTCTTCTGGTGCGAAGACTTCCGCTACAGCATCTTCAATGCTGGTTCCTGCTTTGCGGGCTTTAATGACATCTGAGATTTTAACAACTAGGTCAGTAGGGTCCCCACCTTGCATAACCATTTGTGGAATTGCTTGTGCAATAGATGCAAAAGATGCTGCTAATGCATCACGCATTTTTTCAACATCAATTGCTTTTTGTACTTCTGATACATTCATAGGCCAAGGTAATTCACGCATTACATAATCTCGTGAAGTTAATCCTGCACCTAATGCTTGTAGCGAAAAGATTAATGCTCGTGACGGATCGAGTCCAGACATTAGACCATAGCGTACCTGTACGCTGTAGTCTCCCTTAATTGCTGTTGCTGGTTTGTACTCAAACTTGTAAGGAGCACCCTGGTAAAGACCACTTGCAGTTTTCTTTACGTTAAAAAGCTTCTCATCCATTTCAAAACAAAGAGCAATTACTTCTTCAAGTACTCGTGAAAGAATCTGTTGTGCAGATTTAATCTGAGTATCAAAGCCACCAAGTAAAGCTTGTACGCCTTGACCAGTAATGATGCTTGCATCGATCTGACCAGAACGTCCTTCTGGGTAACGAGAACCCATTCGCATTTCTTGTTCTAATACTGCTTGCTCGGTAAATGCTGATGTCGGGAGTTCTAAGCCTACACGACGAATGTTCTGTGGCTGTTGCGTACGCAGTACTGCATCAGGACCAAAAGCAAATTCCTGGACATCATTCGGTACTGCCAAAGGAGCCTGTACCGATTTTTCTGCTGCTTCCATTGCTAAGAATGCAAAGCGAGCACGAGCGAGCTGTACCCAGATAACATCATCGAATTGACCACGAGGATCATCTGGATTTAGATTTGGTCTACGACCAACTCGCACCATAACCTTACCCATTGGGTTAGGTGTAGATGCAAGAACAAGTTTACTATGTGCAAGGAACAAAGTAATTTGATCTTTGTCCTCGTATTTAATTAATTCTAGTTCGGCACCCCAGTTAACTGGACCACCATCATACTGTGCAAGAATTTCTAATTTGTATTCTGGAAAATCTACACACAATTCTCGTACTGTTTTCTTAAATCGCTTGTAGTAAGAAACTACACGACCAAAACGGTCATACTCTGGATATGCATTTAACGGATTGTCAACAACAATGCGTGGCATATTGCTTTCAAAGTCTGGTTCTACAATAACGTTGTAGGTTCCATATGAAAGATACCAGTCTGCACCAATGTAGTTTTGTGTTTCTAGGTCAGAAAACTGAATATAATGATTTGCAATCTGTGTACGCCTATCTGCAACAGACTTTGCTGTCTCAGAAGTCATGCTATTGCTACTGCAGTTGACTGCTGGCAATGGAGCTACCACTTCTGCAATATCCCGAGCTGCAACATCGATAAAGTTTGCAATCATTGGGTGATTCATTCCTTCTGGGAAGAAGTCAATGCCAATGCTTGCCATATTTCCATTGCGTACAGCAAGAACATTTTGCATACGCTCATCACGAGGAGCATACTTTTGCTTCAAAGCTTCATACTTATCCGCAACCTTGTCAATGCTTAACGCCATTTCATTCCTTATGCATAATATGTGTATTGCTCGGTAGCCAAATCGTCAAGATTTATGACTCCACGATCAAATTTGTTTCTTCTTGTAGACCATTTGTTATTAGCGTGAGTCTGAAGGAAAGTTCCTTGCCTCATCATCTCTTGTGCTCTAATCTCACAAAACCAAAGAGCCATAACTAAGTCGGTTGGATTCCTAGTATCAGGCTTCCAAGTGATTAATTGGTTAATTAAAGCTTTAATGTGCTCGTTGTTTTCGTGGTCTGGCAAGCTAATTAGGTTATCTCGTTGGTGTTTACCTTCTCTGACTGTTCCAAACAGTCCAGACATAGAGGCTACACCGAAGTTAGTGTCCCATTTGTTCTTACCAGTAAAGTGTTCACGCAGTTGTGTACCACGAGATGCCAACCAATTGCGTAATTCTTCATCTAAAGAGAAGGCTTTTTGGAATGCGTTGATTTCAATACGCAATTCCATAGGGCGATACTTCATTACCCAGTCTTCAATTAGTGCTCTAATCTTTTGGGGGGTTGGATCAGCCATATTGTAGGCATCAATAACCATTCGATTTCCAGATTGCCTGTCCAACGCATACATAATTCCTGCGGTTTTGCCCGACATGGCTGGATCCAAACCCATTAAGTACACCCACTCACCAGTGGAGGGATGCCCAGGAGCGTTAGCGTTAATAAGACCGGCTTTACGCATCTTGTTAACGCATCCGCTAACTGCTGCAACGGGGAAGATTGCATCTTCCTCAACATCCTGTTGTTGGTACACCAACGCCCAGGTTGCGGCAGAAACCTCACCACGTCTCGTATAGAGCGTGGGTCCGTCCCATTTTGGATAAAGACCGTCCTCATCAGGCTGGTCATCAGTTCCGTCCCAAGGACGGTCAGACTTGGGCCATAGTGTTACCCAGTCTTTTGGCTTGTCGGCAAACTGCAGAACTGCTGGCATTGCCAAGTAGGTGAACGGGGACTTTCCAGAAGTCCAATGTTCAGGATTTCGAATCTGTTTGTAAAGGTCTATGGATGCCACTCGGGTTCCACAGATGATAAGGCTACCAGCACCCAAACGAGTGATGACCATCTTCTGAAGCCAGTTGAGCTGCTTCTCCCATTCGTGAGCGTTGGTTGTTGAGACCACGTCATCTAGGATAATCAGGTCGGCACGAGTACCGTAAATCTGCTGTCCTACACCCAAGGCTTGGACCGTAGGGTCCTTGGCCTCAGAATCACGCTTGAGGTAAATTTGGTCTTGGGTCCACTGATCGGCTGTCTCTTTCCAGCCACCGGCGGGTCCGTAAACCTGCTGAAGCTTTGCCCACCGAGGTTCGGTCAATCGCTGCTTGATAGCAAAGAGGAACTCCTTGGCTCGCTTCTGAGTCTGGGAGACAATTGCTATCTTAATGTTGGGGTCCATACATAGTCGGTAGACCACGTAGTTTACCGTAATGACCGAGGACTTCGCATGCTCTGGAGGAACATTTACCAAAAGCCTCTTGGGGCTGGATGGTTCGTAGATCATCGAATCGTGGAGCCAGCTTGGCTCCCGACCCTCTAGGACATCCACCCACGACTGGTGGTGGGGAAATACTTTGGACTCAAGGAAGATTTCGGACCATTCCGAAAAGTCCATTTTTCCACCACCAAGGGTAGCTTGTAAAACGACCTGTCCTTCGGACTGGGCACCTTCAAGGTCCAAGGCAAATTTCTTGTCTCGGTATATCCAATCACGGAATTGCTTGGGGTTGACACCAGCTATGGTGGCAGCCACGGAAGGTTCTATACCGGACCTAACTTGTTCAATAACGGAAGCCTTAGCTTCCATGGTGGCTTTAGCCTTCCAATGCTCCCCACCCTTTTTAAAAGACATAAAGATCCTTAATAAAAGATATATAAAACATAAATATAATCATACCTTACAGCCCACCTATCTGTAGGTATTAATTATATAATATACAAGCCCCCTAAAGGGGCTTGTTATTAATAATAAATATTTAACCTTATACCTTATACTAATCCGTCCTATAGGGGGTAATAGGACTATAGTCCCAGAAAATAGTTATAAAATGTCCTATTTTGTACCCATATAACCCACAAAAAAATATGAATGAGATTACGTACCTACTACTGCGGTACATTAATCACCTCGGGTCATACCCTGCTATGCAGGGCAGACCTTCGGCGATTCTTGGCCTTGCCAAGGAATTATTCTTACCGGAATGGCAGGGTATTTTGGTAGGAATATTTACATTACCTTGACACAGATAAGGTTATATAATTCTATCCTCAGGGCTTTGCCCTTGACCCACAAGGACTACTCGCCCTTGACCCCGCCATTGCTACGCAATGGAATAATCAGGGGCTCTGCCCCTTACCCCGCAAGGGCTTCACCCTTGACCGACCATTGCTTCGCAATGGAGTTGGCTTCGCATACTTCTACCTTGTCATAGCCTTAGCAATCAGGAGGAGGATGTAATTATTAATCATAATAATTATGCCTATGCCTAGGCACTAGGGCATCATACTAAGAAAGGTTACTATGTTCTTTTTACCTATGTGTGACATATGCAATGACCGTCACGCATCATTCGCTTGGAACTGCGAGTTCCACGAAGAACCAATCTTTTTCTGCTTGTCACATAAGCAAGACGAGCCTCTGTGCTGTGAAATACCAGCATTGCTAGGTTGCCACTACAAAGAATTAGAATGGGTAGATGACGACGAGTCTCTACCTTACTTCTAATCCAACAGAAAGGTAGACATTATGTTATCCGTTATCGCTTCTTGTTTCAATGACGACCCAGTCGCATACTTCCTCGCACTTGGAGGAATGGCACTATTGTTCGGTATCGTAGTAGGTATTGCGTACCTCTTGGACAATAGATAACCAACACAAACCGACTAGGCTTGGGCAAGCGACAAGCCTAGTCTCTACTAAGAAAGGTAAGAATGAAAGACGAATACATTCCGTTTGGCTTTACAATCGTCAAGTCTCTTGACGAGATGACAGCCGAAGAGATAGATGCTATGAACGAAGAAGTTCTAGCAGAAGAGCGTTTGGCAAACGCTTGGGATAGAACCGTAGGAGACCATCCATACGAGATTCTATATGCACGTCGCAGATTCCTTGTGACTAAAGAAGGTATCCTTCTCACCGAAAGAGACCTCTTTGAATTGGACCTTTCAGTTACAGAAGTAACCGAAATGGAAACACGTGAGGCTTGGGAAAGTTCGTACAATCCTCAAGACGGTTGGGGTATGAAACCAATCGGAGTCAACTACGATTACGTAGATGAAAAGAGCAGTGCTTGTCCAGAACATTGGCTAGTATGGCTCAAGACAGGGCTTTGCCCAGAAGCACCGTTCTGTTCACACAGAAAAGGTAAGTAACCAACACAAACTATGGGAGAGTGGGACTTCGTGCACCACTCTCCCTACTAAGAAAGGTAAGTAAGTATGTATAAAAACGAAATCACACTGTCAGGTAAATTGACAGTTGATGCTAAGAAAGGTGTAAGAGCAGTTGCACCTTATGGACAGGTAAAATGGATAGGTGCAAACATCCGAGTTACAAAGTCAGTTCAGAACAATGCAGGTGAAACATTCGATGCATTCGTTACTAATAAAGTATTGAACACTACTAGCCAATATGTTGCAGAAGCGTTTGATATGTTTGCAGGTCAAGATGTAGTTATCGTAGGTGAATTAGTTACTCGCAAGACCAGCAAAGACGGTGAACCGCTAAAGTTCATTGACATTATTGAAGTTACTTCAGTTGAACCATTGGTTGATGAAGTTAGTGCATAATATGAGAGGGATACCGGGCTTCGGCTCGGTATCCCTTTTTTTATTTTTTCAGAAAGGAATTGCTATGCAATACATTCTTATGCATTATCAAGGCTCCGCAAGCTCCGCCGATAATGCTCTTATGGCTGAGGCAAGGCACCGTCCAACACAAACTTTGGGCAACCCCCAGAGCGTTTTGGCAGACCACTAGGCGTATACAACTATTGAAAGGTATGGGGTATGGACATTTATGATCTAGTATTTTATGGAGTATGGATATTCTTTGGCCTTACTATGTATGGTTTTGGATTTTTCATTGGTATAAAAGATGAGAAAGAAAGACAAGAGAAATTAAATAGTCGCCTTGCACGTCTCCGTGCCGAGCAAGGCTCCACCGGAAAGGAATATAGATGAGTCAATTGGTAATGAACATAAAGACATTAGGATGTAAATCCTTTACTTCCTTTATCTTTGCAAATGAGCAAAGTGGATTGCTGCAGTATGATAGTGGTGTGGCAGTTATAGATATGGAAGATTCTGTGATTGGAATCTATTCGGAAGAAGAAGCATCTAGAATTGTAGTAGATGAAGATAACTTCCGTTATGTTGTATATGCAGTAGAAGATGATCTAGATATGGCTAGAGGTAGAGCAAGAAGAGTACAAGCATCACTTGCTAGCAATCAAGAGCTAGATGATACATTTTACTTAGCAGATAGTCTTGCTATCTCTGCATCAGGCAAGTATGCTAGCCTCTTGTGCGGAATGGAATCTTGCTGTCCACAAGACGGTGTAGATATTGATAGAAGCGATCTCAAAAAATGGCTTATGACTACAGAGGTTGAGGATTCACTACAATTTCGTACTCAAGTCTTCAATGAATTTATGTATTCATTAGAGACTGCAGGTGTATTCAATTGTGGATTGCTTGAGAAAGCATCCGTACACGTTAGAGATGCAGTACTTACACACCTAACCAAGATTGAAGGTTGGGCAATGGTAAAGCATTCCGAACCTACTGATAGTGATTCAGATTTGTTCCTAACATTTTTAGCATTGAGTTATATATTTAGTGAGCCAACACCAAATACTGAAACTGCATTAGAAATTATACATGAGGCTACAGATTACTCATTATCATCCTTGGTGCATCAAGCAATTGTTAATAAAAACTTTATAGCATTGCATAAAGCATTTACAAGAGATTCTGTTGACAACTATTTGTCATACGGATTATAATCGTTCCCTTCCGGAACCCAACAGGGGGGTAGTGTAGTCTTGCCACTACCCCCCACAATTAACGAAAGGTAAAATATGTATTTAAGTAGCACATTCGGTCAAGCAGGTTCAGAAAATGTTTCTTACAATGTTGAGATCATAGATAAAGGTACGATTAAAGTAAGAATTCAAGAAACATTACACTTCATTAATGAAGACAATGAATTCAAATATCTAAGTGTAGATACTTTATTGTTTCTCAAGCCAGCAACTGCCGATTCAATTGCAACAGACATTCGTAATGCTGTTGCAGCACTAGAAATGGAAAAGGAAACCAATGCCTAATTGGATGTATAACGATCTAACTATCTCTGGATATAAAGATGATGTGCTCTTGTTAAAAGAGCAGTTGGCTAAACCATATACTGTGAAGCAACACGTATGGTCTGATCCAAAGTTGCCACAAATAGATGTGGAGATACAGATTCCATTTTCTTTATGGAACATTGTGCATCCACCAGAAGATAAGTTAGATATTTATTTCTCTTTGCAACCTGCAGGAGATGAAACAGAATACCATTGGTATACCTGGAATATGGCTAACTGGGATACTAAATGGGATGTTAGTGATGTTGAACTTGTATCCGAATCAGAAGATGCATATGAAAATAGCTATGCTGTTTCATATAGATTTGCTACACCTTGGTCAACACCTATCACTGCATTGTATAACTTATCGGAACAATATCCTGAACTCTTATTCGAATTAAGTTACGAAGAAGAGAATGGTTGGGGTGGTTCTGAATCATTCAGAGATGGACAGAGCTTATTCATGACAGAGTATGATGTACCTGATTCACATGCAGACTATGAAGAACGTGGTCAAGAATGCATATGCGAATGGCAAGATACGCAGGACTGGTTCAGAGATTGCCCTGCTGATCCAGAAGAATGGGAATGGGTAGATGATGAGACAGGAAGGAACTGGGGAAATTGGAAACTCAAGACGAAAGAAAATGTCCAGTAAAAGATTGTGATTCAATCATTACTGAAGACTCTGATATTATATATAGCACCGTAATGGATGACTATATATGCTATGAATGTTACGAGACAGACACGCAATACTTTAGTACATTCACTCGCTATCGTGAGGATGGTCATGATCTTCTATACATTGGAGATTTAATTATCTACAATGAATACGGAGATGATGGCATACCAGATTGGCTAGAAGAAAAGTTAGAGGGTAATAACTTTAGGCAATGGGTTAAGACTGATGGTTGGCGTGGTCACTTTGAACCTGCAGACTTCAAGGGATTGACTCGTATTGCTGAAGGTTGGAGTACCGGTTGGGCTGATGAGACAGTTAGTCGTAAACTTGACTTTAATGAATGGATGGAAGAAGTACATACCGGAGTGATTCGGTATCCGTTCAATCTATATGTAATGATCTCACCTACAAGTAATATCTTTAGTGTAGGTATTGATGTATTTGTTGATTCAGATACAGCTGATGAAGCAATAGAAAGAATACAAGAAGATGTCAACCTGGAAAAAACTCTTGGTTGATTTTGCCCTGTGCTTACGGTATGTGAACCAGCTTAAGGATTTATTCCGATACGCAGGTAGTTATACCAACATTCCCTGGGCAATAAGACTGTCCCCCTCGTTCCGCGACAGGGGGACAGTCACTCCCTTAGAAAGGAAAATAATGGAAGAAGAAAAAAGTGCAGAGGTCTTGACGCTACAAGCAGCATCCGAAGCATTGAAATATAAACTAGGTAAAGCAGAAGATAAGCTGTGGTCTATCAGTGCATTTATTACAGGCACGTTGATGGAAGTATACGATCTAGATAAAAAGCATATCGAAGAGATTGCTGAAATTCTAGAAGATTACTTTGCTGCAACACGCACCATTCGCTTTACAGTACAAGCTGAGTGGGAAGTTGATATTGAAGTACCCTGGTCAGAAGATCCAGATCTAATTGACCATTCTGAATTCAATGTTGATATTGATAATCATTATCGTGGATTCGAAAGAGTTATTGAAACAAATCTAGAAGTTACAAACTGGGAAGAAAGGTATTAACGTGGGACTAGATATGTATCTATACATTGACGAGTACGTCAGTCGTAAAAATTATTCAATAAAAAATGTAGATGGAGAACCAGAAGATAATGAAGCATTCAAGACCGTTGCTTCATTGCTGCCATCAGCCAAACATATTCGTGAACACGATTGGACTGGCTTCTTTATCAAGGTACCAGTAGGGTACTGGCGTAAAGCTAATGCTATTCATGGTTGGATTGTCGACAATTGTGCTAATGGTGTAGATGAATGTCAGGAAATCTATCTGTCAAGTGAAGACCTGCAGAATCTATACAACTCTGTAGTTGCAGTACTAGAAGGCAAGGTTCTACCTAGCGAAGCATCATTGGAACCAAGATCAGGATTCTTCTTTGGTTCTACAGATATGGATGACTGGTATAAAGGTGACTTACTTTATACAAGAGATCTAATCAAAGGATTACTTGATGATCCAGATGTGACAAGTGTCACATACCAAGCGAGTTGGTAATATGGATTCATATACTGTATACTTTGAAGGTTGGGTTGTTGTTCAAGCCAACAGTGAAGACCAAGCGAAGCAGAAGGTATCTGATGAGCTTGATACCGTAGCCTCTGACTATGAGATTACGGATGTGGTAGGCTAATGTCTAAAGGTCATTGCCTAGAATGTGATCGAGAGTTCAACCTCAATGATGAGGATGATGCTAACGAGTTTTATTATGGTCACGATTGTGAAGTTTCTACCTAATCCAATAGGTGGGGCAACTCGGCGTGTCGTTCTGTCTGTACTGCACGCCTCGTAGTATACTACGGAAGGGAGGGTAGGGATGTTATACCTTTCTACCCTACCCTTCCTTCTATAAAGGGGTTATATGATTCAAATTAATAATGAGGAATTGCCTGAGCATATTTCTTATTCAGCTTTAAACGACTATCTATCATGTGGATGGATGTATTATTTGAGTAGGGTGAAACATGAAAAAGAAAGACCAGCCTGGTGGCTCTTCGGAGGAGTCCTCTTCCATAAAGCCACGGAAGAGTACGACAAAGAAAGCTTCAAAGCCTAAGACAACTACCAAGAAAACTACTAAGAAAGAAAAAATCATAGATAAATATACTGATCTCTCAGTAGAATACTGGGAGAAATATTCAGCAGAAGTCTTAACAGATACCATTCTATCTAAAGGACCGGGGAACATTCGTGCAGCGAACCCTCGTTACCCTGAAGATAAAGAATGGTGGGACAAAGCAGGTCCAGAATACATTGCAAACTGGATGCGATTTAGAGAGCACTCTGCGTGGCAGATATGGACTACACCAGACGGTGTGCCAGCCATTGAAATAGAGATGCACGTTGACGTTAATGGTGTTATAGTTAAGATGATACTTGACCGAGTAATGGTCAATGATCAAGGAGAACTAATCATCGTAGACCTCAAGACAGGTAAGCGTACGCCAGAGGCTACGCTACAATTAGGTTTCTATAGGTATGGCCTATGGAAAAAATATGGTATCTTGATAGACAAAGGTGCGTACTGGATGGCTAGACAGGCAGTTATAACTGACCCTGTTGACCTATCCAACTACACACCAGAGAAGATTGAGTACCTTGTCCAATCATTTGACAACGCCCGAAAGGCTGGTGCTTTTATACCGAACACCAATAGTTGTGGAATGTGCGGGTATACAATGCATTGTGAATGGTATATACCAAAAGGAGAAAACAAGTGAGTGAATCAAGCTTTTCATTTACTACAAAAATAAATGGTGCTGACCTCTTTACAGTAAGAGGCAATACCTATGATGAATATCTAAACAACTTGACTCAGGCATATCATATTCCTGGAGTTAAGGTTGTACTAGATATGCTCAATGGCGAAGGCATGTCTGTGCCTGAAGCTGTTGCTGCACTAGAGCAAACCTTTGGTGCAACTGTAATTTCTACTCCTGCTGCTACTGTTGTGGCAACCCCTACTCCAACGGTAGGTGGGGGTAGAACCTGTGTACATGGTGCTATGTCGGCACGACAAGGCACAGGTAAGGACGGTAAAATCTGGCGAGGATATATGTGTAATGCACCAAAGGGTGCTACAGATAAGTGTAAGAACATTTACATCTATCCATCTATGCCAGAATGGCACACATTCGTAGCGAGTTAATCTATGGAAACTCTGCAGCGTAGTGCTGTCAGGACCGAGGCGGGTGGCGAACCATTGCCACCTGCCTTTAAGGTCTTTCAGCAAAATAACATTGTGTTTAGAAGATCAGAATTGTCAATGATAGCAGGTGCACCAGGTGCAGGTAAGTCCTCACTAGCACTAGCAATTGCAGTTAAGTTAGCAGTTCCTACATTGTACTTTTCTGCTGACACTAACTCACGAACAATGGCAATGCGTACTCTAGCTATGACCAATGGTATTACCCAAGTCCAAGCAGAGTATATGCTTAATGCACAGAAAGACGTATCGTCACAGGCATTAGCTAATGTAAGTCATATCTTCTGGTCGTTTGATTCAACTCCAACACTAAAGGATATTGATGAAGAAGTTGCTGCGTTTGAAACGCAATGGGGAACTAGCCCTACTATGATTGTGATCGATAACCTTATGGATATTGCAATGGATGGCTACGAAGAATTTGGTGGAATGAGACAAGCAATGAAAGAGCTGAAGTATCTAGCTCGTAATACTAATGCTGCAGTACTCATTCTGCACCATACACAAGAAGGCGTGGCAGGGAATCCGTGCCAGCCACGCTCTGCTATTCAGGGTAAGGTGAGTCAGGTACCAGCAATGGTACTGACTACAGGTCAGGAACAAATGGGAGATGACAATTACTTGTGTATTGCACCAGTAAAGAATCGTTATGGTAGAGCAAGCAAGTCCGGTGACTACTATATGCGATTGTCATTCCATCCAGAATCTATGCAGATAGGAGATGTAGCAGGATATGAAGTATCCTAACTTTGACGACGCAAGATGTAGAGAAGTAGGTCTAGAATTTTTCTTTGAAGATGATGAGACCGGAAAGTTTATTGATACAAGGAAAGCTAAAGGCGTATGCTCTGGCTGTCCAGTACTTAATGATTGTTTAGACTGGGCATTACACCACGAAAGATATGGTATCTGGGGTGGAACTACACCTTATGAAAGAATGCAAATAAGAAGAGAAAGAAATATTATTATGCTAGAACCAAAGTTTCTAGCTGGATTATCAAGGAGGCCCAATGGGTTGGCGGAGTGATATGGATGAGTTTGGTCCAGACTTAGACATTTACGAAGAGAATGCTGATGCAATTGCAGCACTAGAAGAAGAGGAAGAAGAGTAATGGAACCATTGTTTATAGTAATGTTTGGTTTCATACTATTCTTTCTATATGTAGTTAACTTTATGGATCACTAATGAGTACACCAAGCAAACGCAAAGGCTCTGCATGGGAGCTAGCCATCGTTAAACACTTAATAAGCAGAGGCTGGAAGCATGCTGAGCGAAGAATCGCTGGCTCAAATGTGGACAAAGGGGACATTTATGGTATCATTGGCTGTGTTATTGAAGCAAAGAATGAGAAGAAAATAACCTTGTCAGAATACTTAAAAGAGCTAGACGTAGAAATGAAGAATGCAAAGGCTAAGACCGGAGCAGTAATCATCAAGAAGAAAGGCACTACAGATGTGGGTGTGGCATATGCTGTCATGCCTGTAGATGTATGGCTTGACCTACTGAAAGAAGCAGGTTACTGATGGAACTATTTAGTCCATTACACCTGAAGTTTGGTTGGGAGCGTCACATGATGCAATTCAATAAGGGTATTGAAGCAATCAATGCCATTAAGCGTATACGTGAACTGCACTCTCATAATTACTCTGAAGCATATGAGTGTGGTGATGGATGCTGTTGGAATCCAAAGGTAGATGAGTGTTCAGAATGTATGGATGCTTACCCTTGCGAAACTCTTAAGATATTGGATGGTAAATAATGGCAACATATGTATATAATTGCAGGCAATGTACTATCTTTACGGAAGTACTTCGGCCTGTAACCGAACCCGAAGTACTTCCTGTCTGCGAAACTTGTGGAGAGTTAATGCGTAGGGTTTACTCACCAGTCCCTGTACAGTTCAGGGGTTCTGGATTCTATAAAACTGGAGGATAAGTGGTAAAAGTAACAGCACTATGGCGTACCGATAGCTGGACAAAAGCTGTAGTAGAAGTAGATGAATCTTTAATACCAGAAAATATTAAAGATCTTAATGAAGTTGATATGACAAATTGGTATGTAGGTGAATTAATTTTTAATAAAGAACTCAACTTTGTTCAAACAGATCTCAATGAAACATTAGGTGGAAATCAAATTGCAGTACAAGAAATTTTCGTAGGCGATGAATGCGTTTACGAAGCTCACAAAGCTGATGATGGACCGGTGCTTGGCGATGTCATTCCCCTCTGATATTAACTTAGGTGAGCTAGGCGATATTCGCAAGGAGCAAATAGATGATGCAGCACAATTCATCCTCTCTGATAAACAATGGGAAGCGTTCAGAGAGGAATTCTTAGGTAGAGCTGGTAACTCTATCGATGAATTGCTGAGTATTCTAGTCGAAGATTCGAATGAGGAAGATCGATAATTGGACAAGCATCCTATGCGAGACATCCTTATCCACTACGGTGCGTCCCTACCTTATGGGACCACCGGGTGGGTAAAGATGAAGTGTTGTTTTCATGATGACAGTCACGCTTCCGCTGTGGTAAATTATGATAAGAATGCTTATAAGTGTTTTGCTTGCGAAGCAAAAGGCGATGTGTATAATCTGATAATGTATATGGAAGGAGTGGATTTTCTTGAAGCTGTCAAATTCGCAGAAAGAATTTCTCCAACGGGCGGTGCTGCAGTACCACCAAAGTCTGCCAGAGGCAGAGGCGTATCTCGCAAGCCGAGGGCTAACCTTGGCAGACGTTCAGCCATACTGGATAGGAGTAGTTGATCTACCCTTGCCAGGTCATGAGCAATTTAAAGGTAGGTTAGCCATACCGTACGTCACACCCACAGGTGTGGTGGACCTACGGTTCAGGTCAATGTCAGAAGAAGAACCAAAATACTTAGGATTACCTGGAGCTACTACGAGTATGTATAATGTTAGTGCATTGTTTCAAGCAACCAATTACATATGCGTATGCGAAGGTGAGATAGATACTATTGTAATGAATACTAAGACCGTTCATAAGACAGTTGGTGTGCCTGGTGCAACCAACTGGAAGTCACATTACAATAGAATGTTAAATGATTTCGAAACCGTAATCGTTATGGCAGACGGTGACCCTGCAGGTCACTCGTTTGCACAGAAGATTACACGTGAATTAAGCAATGTCCGTACGGTACAGATGCCAGACGGTGAAGATGTAAATAGCATGTATCAAAAGAATGGAGTAGAATTTATAAATGAGCGAATTAGAGAAGCCTTGGGCAAATAGTAAGAACGTATTCGAATGGTATGAAGAAGAATGCGATAAGGAAATTGCTGTCAGGTTGGACGAGCACAACAGTCTAGCCCTTATGACAGCTTTAGGTTCACTGTACCAAACGCTAGAAGAAGGTGACATTGAACTAACAAAAGAACGAATGATACTACTGGGTGAAATCCTAGTATCTTCATTAACAGATGATCCAGGAAAACTAATAGAAGAGGCTATCGTTGCCATAGGAATGGACGACTTTGATAGACACGTTGAACATTTCTTTGAGCATCATGCCGAGGAATACAAGGAAGAATGAACGAAGAAAAAGTTAATGAATGGTCTAGCTTAGTCAACCATGTAGCTTACGAGTATTCTCGCAAGTATCATATGGTTGATAAGCAAGACATTGTACAAGAGATATGGCTATGGTTTGTAACCCATGATCGGAAGTTATCCGAGTGGGAAACCCTAGACAAGAAAGAAGAAACCAAATTAGTAAGTCGTTCCATCCGTAATGCTGCACTCAAGTTTTGCGAAAAAGAAAAAGCTAGGATTATAGGTTACGATGTTAGCGACTTATTCTACTATGACAGAAATCTGGTTGAGATATTCCTTCCGAGTATCTTGACACAAGATTACAAGATACCAGAAGGACTAAAATCAAATGGCGAAAATACCAGGTCCACGAAGGACCCTGCTTTTGGTAATGACTGGCTTGCTATGCGGGCTGACATTTCTAGGGGCTATGACCTACTTACTGAGAAGCATCAAGAGATACTTCGACTTCGCTTCTTGGATGAATCCCGAACACTTAAACAACTCGGAGATTCTCTAGGCATTACAGAAGAGGCAACTCGTAAGCGAGTTGACCGAGCAATTAAATCTCTCATCAATAAGATAGGTGGCAAGAGGCCATGGTAAAACCCTTTAATGAAAGAGCACTAGACGCATCGGTAGAAGCGTTAGACCTGCTTGTAAAGAAGCAGAATGATTACGGACCAAAGAACATTATGAATGCTCCTGGTGGTCCGATGGTAGGTTTAGCAGTTAGGCTGCACGACAAAGTAGCACGACTAGCTAATATCATAGGCAACGATGTTAATCCAAACTTTGAATCCCTCCGGGATACTATGCTTGACATTGCCAACTATGGACTAATCGGCGTAATGGTATTGGATGATACCTTCGACCCTAAGGAAACCAAATGAAACGAGTAATCGTTCTGTCAGATATGCAGATACCATTGCATGATGCCAGAGCTATCACCGAAGTTCTCAAGTTCACTAAGGATTGGGAACCAGATGAACTGTACTGTGTAGGTGACGAAGCAGATCAGTTTGAAATCTCTAGATGGGATAAAGGTACAGCGTTAGAATACGCTGGTACCTATCAGAAGAATCTAGATAAGACACACGAAGTGATGGCTCGCTTTCGTGAAGCAGTAGGTGACAAGCCTATACATGTGATGCGAAGCAATCATGGTGAAACCAGAGTTGCTTCTTATCTAAAAAAGTATGCTCCTGCATTAGTAACATTAAGGGATCTAAAGTATGAAAAGCTTTTGGGCTATGATAAAATCAAAGTTACCTATCATAATAAAATATGGGAATTTGCTCCTGGGTGGGCAATGGCTCACGGAGATGAAGGTAGCCAAATCCAAACGCCTGGTGGTACAGCAATGGCATTGGCTAAACGCATCGGGCTTTCAGTTATATCTGGGCATACCCACAAAGCGGGTATTCAACATTATCATGCAGGCTTCGGTGGGAAAATTACGAGACCACTCTACGGTGTTGAAGTGGGTCATCTTATGGATATGGCAAAAGCAAAGTATCTCCCTGCAGGTCATGGTAATTGGCAGCAAGCCTTTTGTATACTTTACATCAGAGCGGGGAACGTTACTCCAGTAATTGTTCCAATCAATGGAAGGTCATTTACAGTGGAAGGAAAATTATACAAATGGTAGATAGATTGAGTCCGGTAGTTCCACTACGGACGGATTTCCCAGACGTGGATCCGTTGGAGTGGGACGATGAGGACGAAGAATGATATGCATCCCCTGCAGACAAGCTGCAGATTATGATGACCAAGATCGACACGACACTTGCAAAGGCTGCGAGTGTCAGCATAAGCCGAAAGGAAAGTACATTGGCAGATTACAAAAGTAACTATCCGTTTAAGAAGCTAGACCAGGTAACAACCGAATACTCGGTTGGACCAGAGGTTACCCTGGCTAGCATTGTGGACATCAAGTCCATTGCTACTAGGTTAGGCATACCTAACAATGCCAGAATTACCATCAATGGAGGGGTAATTAAGTTTACCTACTTTATTACAGCCAAAGAAGACTCTACAACCCCCCATCGAGAGCCTCGAATTTGGTAGGTTAGAGCCATTTTAAGGCCCTAAAAGATAGACCCCCTAGTCTTTACATAGACCAGGGGGTTTTATCGTCTTAGAATTGATTCTAGGGCTTCCTAGTACCATCCCATTTTCTGGTGAAAAGACCACCCTTTGCAGGGTGTTCCGTACCTAGCAATAACATACTTGACTGCTACCTTGAATTGCTTCAAGGGTTTACCAGCAGTGTAGTCATAACTACCCTTAACTTGACCTAAGCCATAGGCTTCTGAGCCTTGGCTATTCCATAGATCAGGTATCCAACGAGACTCGGCATAGATAATCTTATCCATACACTTCCACTCATCATAGTATCCATCTACTTCTATCAGGAACCATGTCTTCGCTATGTCTCTAATCGTTGGTGGTATGCCTTCTTCGGCAACCACCGTCTGCTCTACCCTGTCAGGGTAATTCGGAACAGAAGTATCAACTTGACCAAACAATAGTCCTACCAATAACGGACCTATGTATGCTAGTCTCCACATATTTGCCTCCTTATATGACGAAATTCCCCCACACTAAGGTGGGGGATTTCGTATGATTATGGCTTTCTTGCCCTGCGTTTATTTTCTTTGGCAACGTTAGCCGAGTGAGATATTACTCTCAGGTTTTTATGATGGTCGGAACCTTTCCGACCCTTGTTGTTCTTATGATCAACATCTTTATCACGAGGTAGCTTACCGTTACGCTTCTCATATTTGTAACGTGCAGCATTGGTAGAGGTAGCCTTATTATCCTTATCCTTGATAACCATAATAGGTCTACCACCATTTTGCTTGGACCCCTTATAGGGTCCATAAGCCTTCTTACCGTTCTTTAATTTAGAGTACTTCATCATCCACAGTATCTAGGTAAAGAGCTTCGATAGTCTTCTTATTTTCTACACGCTGAGCGTATTCACCAAGACCCAATGAAGATAGTACAAAAACTACAACTGGTTCTACAGGTAGATCAGGTGCTAGGACAGTTAGGAGTAGAGCTACAGTAGCACTAACCCAAGCTGTAACTCGGACAGGATTTCTATGTGCAAATCCCTTGATTCGTTCCAACATTATTTGCCTTTCGGTTTCTTAGGAAAAGCTGCATCTACAATCTTTTCCACTATTAAATTATAATCAGAGCCTTTATACTTTGGTCGGCCCCAACCTACTATATAATCTTTACTGCGTAATTTCAAGGCGACAGCCCCACCATTTCGCTCATCTGACTTCTTACCCTTTGGCACAAAGCCAGTCAATGTGGTATTTCCCTCAATGCAAAGTACCATATTTCCGATTTGCTTTACAGCAATCCCAACATGCGAGATACGATCAACATTGTCGTTAGGAAAATCAAAGTAAAGTATATCTCCAGCAAGGATTCTGCCAGATGTCTTCCATTGCTTACGAACTTTGAATCCCTGTGCACCAGTAGGTGTGTACCAGGTATTGTGTAGTCTGCCTCCAGCTTTTTCAAAGCACCAGTTTACAAACACACCACACCATTGAATACCATCTGTCCCAAAGTACTTAGCGTACTTAGTCTTATTTACCGGAGCTTCGGTATAGCCCACTTCATTAAATGCTACATCAAGTAGCCTCTGTACTGTAACCATATTATCCCTTAGTTATTAAGAGCAAGTAGATCTCATCTACCCTTGCTTCTAATTTGTTTACTTTATCTTTAATTGAACTGCCATGATTTGGCACAAGCTCATGTAGGTAATGTTTAACCATCCATCTAACAGCCCCCGCTACGCCAGATACAATAGTTACAACAGCTACAGCTATACCTGCCCACTCCGTTGGACCCATTAGATCTTCCTCACCGTTATCAACATCTCGCCACCAAACCCAGAAAACTTCTTGTCTGGTGATGTAGTTCCTGTATAAGATAGTTCTTCAATGAGAGCATTAAACTGCTCACCACTTCGATAATCTTTAACAACAACCACGTCTCCTTTTTCTTCCATTAGTTCTAGCTCCGAGAGTACAGCGTAAGCTCTATCCTCATAACCAAATGCATTGTTATACTTATCTGTTTCAGTATCATAATTAAATACTGGATACTGGATAAGTCTTTGACGCTTTGCTGCAGGCAAAGCTTTAACCTGGTATCCATAAAATGTAGGTGTGTAGTACGAAGTACTCACATTACCACGATACAAGGTAAACTTAAATTGAAGGAACTCTTGAGGTGCTATGGGACTGATTGTATAATCAGCACCATTTGCTGCAGCATTACTTGTACCAAGATCCTCTACAGTACCCGACTTGGATATTGTAGACACCTTGATAGTTGTATTGGTAGCATAACTAGCTCGTTCAGTAATGAACTTAAACAGTTTACTTTCAAGTGTATTGAACCTTATACGTCCAGTAGTCAAGTACCCAGACGATACATATTCACTTTCTTTTTCAATGTAAAGTCCATCACCATCAACACTAAATACTATACGAGTACCTAGTATAGTTATAAAGGATGTAGCGTTAGCACCAGCAGCTAAGTCTTTAGCATACGGAAAGAATAATGTACCTATTTGATTAGATAGATCTACACGATAAAGTAGATTATCTCCACCAGTAATCCAAACAAAGTTACCATAAACTTCAATACCAGTAACGTCATGTGGTGTTTCAACTACAAGTGGACCATAAATAATATCTCCAACTTCAGTAGTTACTTGTGCCACACGAAGGCCACGATTAGTTCCTATAAGAACATATCCAAGATATGATTTAATGCTATAGGCAATTTCACCAGCAGGTAGTTCTGCTACAACAATAGGTGGATCAAGTGTTAAAGTATCTGGATCAATAGTCATCTTATATATCTTAGATGAATTGCCAGAGTATCCTGCAGCGTAAATAACGGAACCGTTAGACGTAAAAGATGTCCATGCCCATGAACCATTAGGACTTGTATATAAAATATATCCTGTAGCAGCAGCAGTAGTTCCTACAGGGAGAGTAGTTCCTGTAGTTTGATTTTGATCTAATATATAAATGGATTGATTAATGCCAGCAAGAAGGTATTGCTTTTCATAAGCAACTACAGATGTAGATGCAGTTGCATTTGTATAAATAGATACATCAGATGCGGAACCACCAGTAAGACTACCACGATGAATGTGAGAACCACAAGATGCCCAGTAGTTTACACCATCGGTAGTAAGTGATTTAAAATTAGATGAATGTGTACCGGTAAGGGTAACTGGAGTACCACCAGTATCTCCAGTTACTGTTACTTTTTTCAAAGCAGTACCATCACCAATAATAAGTGTATTTGCACCAGATGTTAAACAATTAACATTTGCACTATCAAATACTTCTGCTGTGTTTTTAAGTAGCGTTACCTGACCAGCAGTCCATACATCCACACCTTCAGAATCTTCATACTGAAATCGTAGGGTTTGATTTGAAGCTGCATTACCTAACTCTTGAGCTGGTTCGTAAAATTTAATACCAGCACCATACTGAAAGGATGACTGAGAGCGTAACCACCAACCAGTAAGAGACTGCTCTCCTGGTTCTACAGAGTTATCCTGCTGATCTTTACGATACTGTGCTGTCTGTCTACGATATGGATTCTGCGGGTTAGGATTAACAATGAATCCAATACCACCAATTTCTATATCGTAATATACAGACTGATCGCCAGATATTGAAACAGCAGATTGAACGCTAGTTGATAAATCGTATGCAATCTCTTCTGTAATATCAGCCATTTAGATCCAACTTCCAACTGCACTAATCTTTTCAAGTTCAATGCTTGAAGCTTTTTTAATAACAATACCACTACCGGATACTGAAGCTTGAGGACTAAAAGTACCACCTGTAGTAGCGTTAGTTCTAAAGTAACCTTCTACTTCAATGTATCGTTCAGTACTTGCACTTAAAGTAAGAGATACCGTAGTTGATGTAGCAACAGTTACATGATCTGTTAATAAGTCGTTAGCAGTATTATAAAACCAAGTAATTTCCTGTGGAGTGTTGCTAAACGAATGAGTAAAGCTAATAGTTCCGGAACCACTTGTAAAAGTAAAAGCAACATAAGCTTTATATTTAAATCTATAATAACTATTTGCAGTCAAGGAGTTAGATGCAGCAAACATTGCTGTAGCTGTAGTATTAATAGTTGCAGTATCTGCAGATCTAACATATCTTTCAACAGTCGAACCACCACTAACACCAGCAACTGCTGTAGTAACAAATGCTGTAGTAGCAACCTTAGTACTATTATCTCCAGCAGTTTGAGTAGTGGCAACTGTAGTGCTAGGCAATGTAAGTGTAGAAGGTAGGCTAAGTGTTACAGCACCAGTACTTGCACTAGCAGTGATTTGATTTAATGTACCAGCAATGCTTGTTACACCACTTGTACCACCAGATGGTGTACCCCAAACTCCATCACCACGAAGATACTGACTTGTTGTACCTGCAGCCAAAGCTGTAAGTGTACCATTTGTACCAGTAGTAACTACAAGACTTCCAGTAGTTCCAATCTTTCCATCATTGCTAACATTGCCATGAGTGTGAGATGCAGGAGCACTAGCTGTAGTTGCAATTGCAGTACCAGATATAGTAGGTGTACCAGTAAAGTTAGGTGATGCTAATGGAGCATACGTACCTGCAATACCAGATACGTTAGATACTGTTAAACCATTAATCTGATTATTGTCAGAAATGTTAATTGTTTTATTCTTTAATGTCTGTGTTTTATCCGTACCTACAACAGCACCTTCACCAGATCCAATACCATGAACAGCAACGCTGTTGTTAGTTGCATAGCTAGATGCATTCATATGTACATGAGGTTCCTGAAGATCAGAACCAGTAATCATATGTCTTACTTTGCTACCATTAGGGTGAGTCTTGTCAGTTGTTCCTTCTTGTGCTCTAACAATAGTTGCAGTAGTAGAACCAGATGTATGTGCAGTAACATATACAATTTCTTCATTGCCTAGATTAGTAGGTTCTTCTGGTTCAATAACAAGTGTCAATGTATCAGGACTTGTTATTGTAGGCCATGCACCACTACTTAAAGTAATGGTTGTAGCACCAGCACTAAGCTGTGCTCCCAGAGTCATCTCTGGAACTGTGGATGAATATTTTCTCATTGATTACCTCGTGTAGTGGACTCGTACAGGATACTTCTCACGCAGACGAGAAGACTCTTCCTGCAACCTTTGTTGATAAAGTGCGTAAATATACTTGGCTGTGTTAGTACCAGAGCCATATTGAATTCTAGAGGATTGTGCATCAGCCTCTGGGCTGGAGAATGACAATCTACCTGGATCAATAAATGATAATAGTCGGTAACAAGCACCTAAAACTATAATGTCTTTAGTAGATAGTGGCAGGTTAGTTGTACCCTCATAGTCATCACCAAGATAGTTAAATGGTTCTGGGTCAACTACATATGTAACCTTAATCCTGGATGATGTAGGAATTAAGTCATACACAGTAATGCTAACATTAGAATTAAATGATTCAACATCTGCCATACGATCTACTCGATACCTACGAATTGGATACCATTCTTTGGTAGGGCCAATGTCTTCATACGATACAGACAAGATGTCTTCACTATCGTAAGGCAAGGCATACGTAGTTACGGAAGGATTATAATCAAACACAGTAGATTGAATGCCAAACAATGTACCAGCTGTGCTGCGGATTGTATCATTAATTGCTTTCTTAATACTATGACGTGGAAATGTAGGAGCAATAGTTACCTTAGCGTTAATAAGGTGTGAGGTGGGAGTGGTTCCCAAATAACCACGACCATACGGAGGAAGGAACAAGTACTTAGATGTCTTATCAAAAGAATCTACCCACATAAGTTCATCATCAATCTCTATAATTCCTTTAGAGATATTGCTAACAGAGTTAACCTCAAGAGTTAATTCACTGCTATTAATTGCTTTAAGCAAGTGTGTAGTTCTATCTTGCCGCATTGTGTAACCAGATAGGCTAAGTGCAACCTCATCTATTACGTCACTAAATGTTGTCATTTATTTTCCTTTATTCAGATATTTTAGATACAATATCAACTATAATTTTTTCTATTTGTAGCTTCATTTCGTCACCTAAAATGTCAATGCTAAGCATTTCATCTTCATCAGTGAGGTTTGGTGCAAACATTTCCTTCATTGCTTTATCATTATTTTTAATAGATTTAATTTCAATATCTTTTTGTCTATTTATTACATCATATAAAAATGTTCTTTCCTTAGAAGGAATTTTTCCATCTAAAACATCTGAAGGTTTTAATTTAAGAATAATTTCTATTATTGCATCTAATACATATTTATTAGATTCCGTTAAATAATATTTAACTCCTTTATTAAAACTTGAAGAAGATCCTAAAACTACTTCAGAAATAATATCTAAATCTGTTTTGTCTATATTTTCTTTTTGACTAAATCCAAGATACTTTCGAATAGTATTCTTTGATGGTAATTCAACCTTTTCTATTTTAGAT